CTTTTTGTTTTTAGATTATCGTATATCGTGCTTGTCTGTTTCTTGAACTGTTGATATTCTGGGTCCTCTGCTAGGTCTCTTATTCTCAGTGTGTCCACGTCAAATTCCAAATCTACCTTTTGGCCAACTCCCGAACTCGATCTAGTTTTCATAAACTGTATCTGATATCTGCCACGTTCTTTCATCGCTCTCGATGTGAATATACCAATCACGTTGTCCGCTGTCTGTACTTTTGACAAACCACCAGAGATGTGAGAGTGATCAAACTCAATCTCCTCAACGGATGCCCTGTTCAACTGTGATGCAGTTGCCATTATCATTTGTGATTCAGTTGCGAAGTTTCTCAGTTCTTCCGAAACATATTTGTCTTTTATGAACAAATCAGCAGGTGATATTTTTTTACTTTTTGGCATCATTAAATCCAAGTAATCGATCAGTATGCAGTCTATCTTTTTCTTTTGCTTCAATTGTAGTTCTTTGATGTATGCCTTTATGTCGTTTACATTACTGCCCGAAGGGATATATTTGATTTGTATACCTCCTGACTGTTTGCCCATCATTTTCACTTTCATTTCAACATTGTCTATGTCTTTCATGACTTGCTTTGTAGGAATGTTTGCCATCATTGAATCTAATCTCATGGCACACAACGTCTCACTTAACTCAAAAGACACATACACACAGTTCAATCCCGCTGATGCCCAGTTCACTGCCAGGTTTTGTAAAAACAAACTTTTTCCTGCTCCAGAACCACCTGCAAATATGTTCAGTTCACCTCTGTTGAAACCACCGTAAAGTTTTTTGTCGACATTGGGCCATCCTGTGCTTACCTGACCGTTTGAATTTTTTAGTGCCTCTAATCTTGCTCTCGGATCCTCAAAGTAATCAGTACCCAAGTCCTTGGTTAGACTTATGCTAACTGCTTGTTTAATTTTGTCTTCTACAGGATTGTAATCGCCACGTTCCAGCAAATCTGCCGATTCTAATATTGCCTTTTCCATTGCTTTGTGTCTCGCAAATGTTTCAAACTCGTCTAGCAACCAACTGAAATGCGAAGGATCTAGATCTTTTGCTGATTTCAACTTGATCTCGTGTTTGGCATTCACTTGTTCTACATCAGGCATTACCTTGTATTCCTCGGAATATTCTTTTACAAATTTTGCGATTGGTTGCAGTTTTCTGTCAAAACTTGTTGGCTCAAAAATATTCTGTGCTCTAGCAAATGATTCGGCGTCAGCCAAAAACATTTCTAAATATAATTTTTGTACATCGAAACTATAATCAGCCATACATTTTTCTCTTTAGATCAATTTTTAGTTTATTGGACTCTGTTGTTTTTAAAATACTTTGTATAACAAACAGTCTTCCGTATTTTAACACAGCATCGGCCACATCATCAACACCTTTTTGCCATTCTGGAAAAGCAACACTCCAACCAAACTCTAGTGCCTGGTCTATGAGTTTCTCTCCCGGAGCATCTCTATCTGGTACAACAATTACCTGCCTGTTCAAACTGTTTATAAGGTCCTTTTGTGTATCATTTACCTCAGAACCCAATATACTGACACCCGAAATGGTTAAAGCATCAAAAGGTCCTTCTGTGACAATTACAAATTTACGTGACCAGTCTTGTGCATCTAGATTGAACACATAACCTGGCTGTACATCTGTGTAGTATTTTATTTTGTCTGAATTTTCAAAAAGCCTGCCTGTGTATCCTACAATATCTCCTTTCCAATAAAACGGAATTAAAATTCTTTTGTTAATATCAAAATTTGAGTCTGGAGAATACAAGAAATCATACCAGTCTGGCTGAATACCTCTGGATTTTAGATAATTCAATAAACCATCTATTTTTTTGTATTGTGGTTCTGTTAGATCTTGTGCTACATATTTTTCCAACCAAAAATCAAGTTTGTGAGAATTTTTCGGCAAAGATTTTTTTTTGAAATCAACAAATTTCTTTTTTTCATATTTGGTATCTGATTCTTCATGTCGCATCGCTTCTATGGCTAATTTTTTGATAACATCATCTGATATGCCCAACCAACTCATTAGTTGTCTCATCCTGGCTGTCAGTTTCCTACCAATGATATAACTGGCCTTGTATCCGCAATTAAAACAGTGATAACTTAGAGTGCCGTCGGCCGTTGTCATTATTCCACCTCTTTTTCTTTTGTCAGGGGACTCTCCGTTGTACACACAACAAGGAGCATTGAATGACGTCCATCCACTTGGTGTCTTTTTCTTGCCGGCAGGCAAAGAAGTCAGAATAGTCGACTGAATTAGATTCATATCTTATATTTTACTGTCTATAGAGTATTTTGTCAAGTGTTCCGGTATTACCAGAAGAGTTTCCGTAACTGAATCTTACGTTTTGGTATACACCATTGAAATTTTGATATACCACCGAATCCGAAGCACTGATATCAACATTTGCTATGTCAAAATAGTCTGCGTCAACCGGACTAGTGGAAACCATTGTGCCTTGTATTTTTACTCTGCCCGCAAAACCTGTGGTATAGATCGCCGCAGTATGCAGAGCCAAATTATTGTTCTTTCCTGGATAGGCATTGATCGCTGATGAAGTCTTTGCTAAAGGTCCTGTGGTACCGGTAAAAGAAGTTATCTCGGTACTGGGTAAAAATTGGGGATATGCCCCATCCAGCAATTCTATTGTGCCTGAACTCACGTAACTTGTGTCTGCGTAAGTGACTAGGGTGCTACCGTCTGTTTTGATCTCGTTGATGCTGTACTCATAAAATTTGTTTTCAAGATCCAACAGGTCACCGTCTGTGATTTCGATCTGGGCGTTTCCTTTGGTGCTTATTGTGGAACCATCGTCTAGAATGGTTAAATTACGTTGTAAAACTGCTTTTTTTGATTCTGTATCTATTATGTTGAACTGATATGTTTTGCCAACAACATTTTGCCTCTTTTGATCTTCGTTTTTGAAAGTAAAAGTTATTGGATTTCTTACTCCCCTATATAATCTTAGGCGCCTATCGTACACTTTTGAGTTCCTTCCATGATAACCGTTTTGGTAAACGATTATAACATTTGATATTAAATACCTTGTTACTGTTTGCATAATACATATTTAACAGTATTTATTGGATTACTGATGAACGAAATTTTTGATAAACTGGGCAAGAAATTCCCATTCCTGTCGCTTATACAAAAGGGCGATTTAGAATTTGTGGGCATAGTGCAGAATCAAGACAATCAAGTCACAAGTTTTTACGACTACGGTCGTATAATGATGCCGCAAGACAAAGCAACATTTTTGAAGATGGGCGAAACTTGGTGGTGGGAATCCAATAGAAAAATACCCATCAACATATTCTTAAAGAAAGACTTTGTGTATTTCAGGCACACTTTGGTTACACTGGCCACAAAAGACATCGTGATAAAGCACGGTCCTGTGGTTAGATTAGATGAAATTGCAAAGAAAAGAATAAAGCGTAGAACAATTCAGTTAATGAGACGTCCTACTTAATTGTACTGTTAATTCCACAATTCCTTTCAAAGTATCTGGTCAAGGGACTATCTTTATGGTAGGACGAGTACTCGGCTCTAAATACTTGTTTCTTTTTAGGTTTACGTGGAAGTTTTTTTTTGATTTTCTGATGTCGCATCAAAACTATATTTAGCATTAGACATCTGATTCATCTGCACAACAATCGCTTGGGCATACGCAACAGCGTGAGACTTTTTAAAAAAGTAACTGCCGTCGGATGGTTTAATCCAAACTTCTTTGAGAATGTCTACCCAGTCCTTGTATAAAAGATGTCGTTTGGCTGGCCTGATTATGGCCAACACTGCGGCCAGTTGTTCTATGTTCTTTGGCTCCAGTTTAGATACTATCTCAAAATGGCCATTCAAATGGAAAAGTTGTTCTACAATTTTTGGGTCTTTCAGCATATCCCAATTAGGTTCCTGGATCATTAGTTCAACTAATTCTTGTTCTGACTTTATGTTTTTATAGATATTCACATTCAATAGATCTATCTTAAAATAGCCTCTGTCCTCTGCTGTTTTATAGTTCAGACTACTGTGTCCAGACAATGGATTTTTTGGTATGTTGTGAAAATACACACCGGTTTTGTGTTTTTCATGTGTGTGGTTTTTAATAATTGTCGCAGGAGTATGTTTGAATAGTTCTAAACATTTGTCTCTGTCAAAAAAATC